GAACAACAGCAACGGGTTACATTACACAAACAAACGAGGGATTTATTGGTGCACAATTTTTCTTTGGAGGAGGCACGTGGGTATTTGAAACATTTGTGAATGTAGAAATATTATCAGATGCAAGCAATAGATTTAGATTTATTTCAGGTTTTGGTAATGCAGCAACAAATGGATCTGAAAGTAACGGAACATTTTTTACTTACGATGAGGGGGCAACTCAAAACGGAACAGCAGCAAGTCTTAACTGGCAAACGCAGACCTGTAACGCAAGTGTTCGTACACTTACTACAACTTCAGTAGCCGTAACAGCAGGTGCATGGACTAAATTAAGAATAGAAGTTAATGCAGCGGCTACATCGGTTGCCTTTTATATTAACGGAACTTTAGTAGCAACGCATACCACGAACATTCCTAAATGGTTGGCTGCTAATAATCCTCGTGGATTTAATGTAAAGCAATCCATTGTTAAAACAATAGGCACAACAACTCGCAGTGTATTTTGCGACTATTTTGGATATGAAAATTATTTAACAACACCTCGCACATGACAATAACTAAATACAGAATGATAACCGAAAACGGTTACATCGAAACGCTCAACGAGCAGGAAGCTATTGAGTACGGTAATTACATTGTAGTAACAGAAGAAATAATTGAATAATAGTGCAAAAGAAGAGGTGGTTGTTGAATAAACAACTGTCTTTTGTCATTATTTTTACATTATGGAATTAAGTAAATACGCAACGCTACAAGAGTGTATTAAGAGTACTACTGCTTCAAGACTTGGGATTGACAACACTCCTGATTTTGAGGTTAAGGAGGCTCTTAAAGCTGTGTGTACAAAGGTGTTTGACCCATGCCGAGAGTTTGTTGGCGGCCCGTTGGCTATTGCATCGGGGTACAGAAGTCCTAAACTCAACAAGGCTGTAGGTGGTTCGAAGACGAGTGAGCATATGTTAGGTCAGGCTCTTGATATTGATTGCGATACGTTTGGTGGAAAGACCAATGCGGAACTATTCCATTTCATTAAAGATAATCTAGAGTTTAACCAATTGATTTGGGAATTTGGAACAGATAAGAATCCAGAGTGGATTCACGTTTCCTATTCAAGATTACACAATAAGAAGCAGATTTTGAAGGCTTCGAAAGTGAATGGTAAAACCGTATACACCAATTTCAAATGAGCAGCAACCAACAACAGATAGCGGAAGGGGTAACAGGCACAATAAGCAGCATATTACTATCAGTTCCAGCTTGGTTGTTGGACGTAGAATTTGCACTTAAAATGTTTTGTTTAGTGCTATCAGGCATAGCCTCTATCTACACCATAATTAAAATGGCGAAGAAGAAGTGAAATGGATAAAATCCCTATTAAGTTCAGAGGGTGATGCAAGCACTAAAAGAGTAAGCGCTATAATAGCACTACTTGTTTGTATAAACCTTGCCTACATCGGAACTTTTACAGAGTATAAGACACCGGAATATATGTATGATGGACTTCTTATATTAGCCGGAGGGGGACTTGGATTAACAGTTATAGAATCTATATTTACCAAGAAAAATGACAAGACAGGTCAAGGATCAAATTAAGGGATTTGCTATAGTGCTTATAGGGGCATGCATATGTATCTTCATCCAATACCTATATGTTAGAGCTATACAGGCGGAAGATGCTGTTAAGGGATATGAAAGACGTGCTGATAGAGCAAGTCATGTTATAGATTCGTTAGAAGCAACCAACGCACATAGAATGCTTGAGATAGAGCTTCTGCAAAAGGAATTAAAGCACAATAAAGAAGTTTATGAAGCAAACATTAGCGCTATTGATAGTCTTGATAGGAATGGCCTTCGCAGAGCCATGCACAGCCTTCTCGCAGAACTTACAAGCGAAAGATACCCTGGTCAGTCTAACGACTAATGAGGTTCGCGCCCTGCTAAAATTGAAAGCCGAAAGAGATTACCTACGCAAGCAGGTATCTGTACTTACGCGAAACGATAGTATTAGTCAAATCGTTATTGGCGACCAAATCAAAACCATTGATGAATGGAAGATGATAGTGGTAGAACGCGATAGAACAATTGAGAAACTTAATGGTGATGTAGAGAAGCAGACTAACCGAAAGAAGTTTTGGCGTACCACTACTCTTGTTGGGATTCCTTCTGCACTAATTGCAGGTATACTGATAGTTCTGCTTTAGCCTCTTTGATATAGCGTTCCTTTAAGGCATCGTATATATCGAATACCTTCTGCCAATCACAATCCTTTTTAAGAAGTTCAGGCTTGGTCATGCTATGCCAGTCATCATGGTATTCCCTTGAAACAAAGATGATGTTGTCGGGGTTTAACCGGTACTTGGGGTATGCCCCCTTTCCGAGAATGTGAAAACAGATATAGTGGGAGAACTCTAATTGGTTGCCTGAAACAAAGCAGGTATGTGGACGCTCATCCCATAGTTTTTGGAATAGTTCCATCTCTCCTGTAGGCTTTCGAACTTTTGAGATGCCGCTTAACTTCTTCTTTTTATCGGGACGATAGAACTTACAGAACTTCTGATTGAATGTAGTGCAATGGCACTCGGTGTTTTGACATTTCATAGTGTAAAAAAATAAAGGGGCGCTTACAACACCCCTCTACTTAACCAATAAACTAAATAAACTTATGAGAATAAGTGGGACAAATATATATCATATTACTTGTTTGCACAAGCATATTGTATGTTTTTAACAAATTCTTTTAATCGGTTGCTGTCACTCCATGATATATTCACATCATCACATAGAAGAATGGTCCAGAAGCCTTCTATCTCATCGCTTAACTCTTTTGTTATTAGATAGATAGGAGCAAACTCCTCATCGGTGCTAATCATCAATTCATAAAAATAGGATAGCCCTACTGTTTCCTTCTTCTCGAAGCCTAGTTGTTCTAGGATTTCATCTGTGATTCTCATGGTGTTTTATTTCCAAATGTATAATTTTGGAAGCCGCCTAAATTCATTTTTTACCTAACTTTTCCTCAACCTCCTTAAAGATATCTCTACCTTCCATAAGGTCTTTAAGAGCCTTGGTGTAACCACCTGCGAACAGGGCTACGAATAACTCTGAATGTTCTTCAGGCACACCTAATTTATCAAGCTCTTGATGAGCAATGTTTAGGATGATTTCATTGAGGAGCATATCCTCAGATTGTGTGTTGTTTTCCATATATTATATTTTCTAAATTAGGTTTCTTATAATTACTTGACTTCATAACCTTACCGGCTTCGTTATATATCGGTTTACCATTTTCAAGTTTCGACATATTCGAATCGTGTATCTCGTTGAATAACGCCTCCAAATGATCCTGTAGACCATGACGAATAGCCATTCCAAGAAGAACGTATAGCATATCGCCAATAGCGTCAGCAATACCAACAAGGTCATTTGCAACACAAGCATCGCCATATTCGCCAAGTTCTTCACGTAGCAGGTTATATTGAAGTTCATACTCTTCCTGTTTAATAAGTTGTGGTTTGATTCTAATAGGTAGGTTAAATGCTCGGTTAAAACCCTCTACCTTATGTGAAAGGTTTTGAAGGTTATCCATCGTGCTTCTACGCTTGAGATAGAGTGCTGAATCAAGCAGTTCCTCATAAAGATGTTGTTCCCAATTCATAGGTGATAAATCTGTTCTGTCTACGGTAGTGCCGTATTCAGCCCTTCCTTTTTCCTCGCGGCTTTCGAGGTCCGCGATTACTGCTTGCAGTGTTTTGCTGTTCATATTGTATGGTGTAAAATTCAAAACTCCAGAACTCTTCTCCTTTAGGGACAAGAATCTTCTTAACGTAAAGTTCCATGATAATCTTATCATTGAATCCTAAACGCTTTTGTAGGACATCTATTGACATCTTGATACAAGAGTCGACATCCTGAGCTCTATTGCTAAATCCATATTCTAATCGAAGTCCGATAGGTCCTTCGGGTAATTTCTCCTTCTTTATGATGGCCATAGAGTGGGCCTCAAAATCTATATACTTTTTAGTCTTAAACCTCCTACCACCGCGATATGCCGTGTTAATTGATATTGGCTTGACGTCTACTCTGTTCATAGGTGGCGTTTAAGTATTGCCTTTATTTGGGCTCTAGCATCAATCTGTAGTGCGTTAGGTATATATTCTTGTACCATCTCTTCAAGTAGACTTTCAATCATTTCATTTTGGGAGCCGACGAAAGATAACCACTCAGGATGAATAAGATGTACATGACCAAGAGAATCCTTAACTACTGCTACGGTATCCTCTCCAACACCATTGGTTTGTGTTCCCCATTGCAAGAAGGTTCCGTCCTGACCTCTAGTGAAATCAATGACACCTTCACTATTGTGATAATCCTCCTGTGTGTAGAACCTTACCTTCATAAAAAAACCCGATGCAATATACACCGGGTTTCACTATTTAGCAAATATATTTTTACGATGGAGATGTAGCAGGAATATTGTTATCCGCAACTGCAATAACCGTAGCAGAAAGAACCATAAAGTATCCACCAACTCCTATCTTGTTAATGTATTCAGATTTAATATCTGTGATGTACCACCAGTACCCGCAACCATCACCATCTTGACCTAATTCAGCAGCAGCGTCAGCTATTAACTGCAACAAATCATCTTTCATTTCTAACTGAGTCGCCGTAGAAAAAATAGGTCTAGTGGATGTTGGATCAATAGCTGTCTTTGTTTGTATAGAAAAGTTGTAGAACGTAGGTGTTCCTATTAACACAGGACTTTCTGTGTTCGCATTCACAAGTTCGTAGTTACCGAGGTCTTTAATATTCATTGTCTTTTATTTTAACAGTTCCAAGCACGCAGGCTCTTATTAATTCTTGAGTCAGGATCATTCGCCGTCTTTGCAGAAGTTAACTTCTTCTTCATTCCTTTCATTCTACTACAGAATGATTTACGGCGGCTTGCATCCTTCTCTGATTTAGGATTAGGTGCAGGAGCCTTTAGGTTGCGACCTTCAACAGCGTTAATCTTCTTACGGCCAGCCGCACTTAACCCACCTTTAGGATTTCTATCCTTTGAAGTTAGTTTTGCAGTTCTACCTGTAGGAGTCTTTTTCGCAGCCATGATTAATACATTCCAGGATTACCGATTCCTCTTGTCATTCCAGGTTGCATTCCCATTCCACCCATTGGAGGTTGCATTGGAGTTTGTTGTTGAGGGGCTTGCATAACAGGCTTTTTAGCAGGTGCTTTAGAAGCAACTTTTTTAGCAGCCTTCTTAGCAACTACCTTCTTAACTGCTTTTTTAGCAGCCTTCTTCGCTACTTTTTTCTTTGGTGCTTTCATATTACTTACAACCGCAGTTGCCTTTTTTAGATTTGTTCATTCCTGTTGCTGATGGCTTACTGCCTGGCTTGATACTCTTAATCAAGGTGTTAGGGTTTGGACGTCCTTTCATTGTGATAAATTTTAGGCTAATGTACGCAACAATATAGAACCATGATTTAACAAATCAGATATTTTTACACCATCCTATTGACTTGAACTGAATTATATATATCTTTGTCCCGATCACATACCTGAATAATACAAATCCCTGCATCAGTATGTTATGTGATCTGGTGTATGGGATTTTGTTTTTTTCTAAGTCTTGGTTTGCTACACCTTCGTGCCGAATGAAACAGTAGCCTCGCCGGTTGAAACAGTCAGGCAGACGTGTAGGGTAACGGAAGTAATACAGCCGTACTGGTAACAGAGCCACTCATATCTCTACGCGTCGAGAAATAATAACAAGTTTAAATGACAAGTCAGGACCAAGCACTTTCCGTTGTCAACCAAAGCGAACGGCGAAAACTCACCGATAGCATATAATGGTATGAAAAGTATGCGAAATACATAGCACTTTTTGTACCTGCTCGTGACTCAAATCTACCTCTAGCATATTATATTTGTTGAAACAATACAACAATGGCTAAAGTATCTAATGTAACTACATTTAAAAAGAAACGCAAGGTTAAAAGACCTGGAGTACACGCAAAGACCAAATCCTCAAAGAGTAAAGGTGCAAAGAACTATGTTAAACTTAATGTTGGTCAAGGGAAATGAGAAATAAATTGGCTGGAAAGTCTACAGGAAAAAGTAAATCTGCTAAGAGTTATGCAGAAAATCCTGAAAGCCGCAAGAAGAAACTTGCGTATGATAAGAAGTATCAATCTACACCTGAACGTGTAGCATATAGAAGTGGTTTGAATAAGGCTAACCGCGATGCTAAAACATATGGTAATGGTGATGGCAAGGATATGAGCCACACTAAATCGGGCCGTGTAGTAAAGGAAGCCGCGTCAAAGAATCGTGCTCGTCAAGGAGCGAATGGTAAAAGTACCAAGAAATAAAAATGGGGCATCCACGTTTGGACCGCCCCACTTTAACGATGAGAAACTGTGCTATTCGTAAACAGCGTCTATTAGATCAGAGTGGATATAACCTATGTTAACACCGTTCTCTGATGCTATTGTCAACTTTTTAGGGTTGAACACAATAATTTGTCCTGTTGTAAACCCTGTCACATCAGGTCCTAATTCTAAAATCTTTCCCATTGAAGATAGTTCCGGCTTCTCGTTTGTGTGAATAGCCGAACTACTTTTGTCTATGTAGATGGGTGCTACTTTAATCATCCCTCCTGCTGGCTTCATGCTTTGTGATTTAATGGGCGAATGAAATACTTTTCCATCTCACCGTTGTTATACATTTCTATTAGTCTTGTGATGTCGGGTAGTTTGTAGTAGTCGGCTTTCGCAAGTTGCTTGGCGAACTCATCTGTTGCTCGTGTAACATCAGGCATCTTTACTCCGTCTACTTCCCACAGGGCCTTAATCACAATACCGTGTTCCTTTTGAATAGTGTCTACTAATCTTTTGAGTAGTTGTTTTGTCTGCTTCGTGTAGAACCATTTGATTGGCTCGCATTCATCAGCAGCATATATACCTACCTGTAGCCACATAATAAGGTTCAACACCTTCATCTTTTCCTCTTCCGTCATACTATTTCTTGTTTTTAGATCCTAATGGACGTCCAGGTCCTCTCTTCTTTTGTGGAGGTGTACGCTTAACAATCTTCTTTATTGACTTATTCTTAACATCAAAATACTTTTTACGGATTTCGATATAGGTTTCTATTAGACCGCTATGTCTGTATTCTAATTCCTCAAGCATTGTGCTTGTCTGTCTGTTCCAAAAGTATTGGAATACGTTTGTGATGATTGATAGTACTGCTACTACTATTGCTGTTATTTGTATCATTTTGCTAAATTTTTAAGTTTTCTAATTGCGTTTCTTTCGTTGAGTGCCAGTATGTATAGGCAATCGTTTTCCATTGTTACCTTGCGGCGACCATTCTCATCGGTTTCATACTCCGTGCAGATAGCCAACTCGGTTGTCTTGGTGTTGTAACGGAACAGCTTGTGTCCCTTGTGGACAGCCATTGTGCCCATCAGTTTCTCTTGTTCATCCGACATCTTCTTTGAATTTAATTAGTTTATCTTTAGTTATCTTGACTACCTTCTTGTCGCCTTCTATACTTACATTATCCATCATGTATATGTCAGTGACTTTTGCGTAGCCGACAAAATCAACTTCGCCCTTATCAATATGTGTTAGTACAACAAGGTCGGCATCAATCTTCTTTGCTTTCGATATATCAAGTTCAATACAATCATCACCAGTGATATGAAGGCGAATACGCTTATCATTAAACACCAGGTGATAATCGAATTGTTCTTTCAAGGAGTCGAAGAAGATGTTCTTCCATTTAGCGAAGGCATAGCCGGCTATAATATCATTAACATCTCCTTCGAGGTTAAGGTACAATCTGTTGGACATCATTAGATAGGATGTTCCATGTTCTTGGGGATCAAGTGTTACTTTCATTTCTATTTAGTTGTTTGTATTTACGGAATATGGCGCGTATGTGATGTACGTTTAAACGTACACCACTATACACTAAGCCTTCAATTTCTGTTAGGATTTCGTCTATCATAGGTCATTAAAGATTTCGTCTTTAACCTCGTGCTTCTCAACGAAGTCTACATCCTGTATTTCTACACCACCATCTTCGTTGATGACTGCTCTACTACCTGTAGATAGTTTGTCATCTACCTCAACAGCCATTGCTATTTCGGGTACACCCTGCTTTGGAACTGTCTTGAGGCATTGCTTGATAGCCGCCTTCTTGTACATCCAATCGGCTACATCAGTACCATTATTGTAGGGACTTGATTGAGAGCCAGCACCCTTGCTAATCTTCTTGATAGCATTAAGTTGATTGGCGTCAAGCACCTCAATGATTGGGTCAGCACCCTCAAGTTTAACAATACCATACGTGCAGTACACCTCCTTCTCACGATCCTGTTCAGGTGTTCTGTTCATAATAGGTGTGTGTTCAAGGATGACATCCATACCACGTGAGTAGCGGAACAGACCTGCCTCAACCTCATCGGTGTATACAACACCTGCATATACCGACTTAACTCGTGGGTTACGATAGGCAATTTCTACTAAGCCCTTATAGCCTACTTGGAATTGAGCCTCATTACCATAAGGAATGATGTAGGAAAATCCAGAAGGGGTGTTGAACGGAAGTTTTAACTCCGCTGATAAAAGCACAGCCGCAAATAAAGAACCTCGGTCACAATTAAGTAGTTTAGGTGTCTTTTTTACTGCTGTCATAACAGACATAGCGAACTCGTCTGCTGTGATACCATACTTGTTACCAACTAACTTGGTGATGGTTTCTTCATAAGCCTTAACTTGGCTCTCGAACTTTTTGATTTCTACTGCTTTGTTCATATTTAGAATTGATTAGTTAACTCATCATTCTCTGCCTTCATATAGGCAAAGTCGGGTAGGTCCATATCCATAACACCTGAGCTATGGCTGGATAGTATATCGTATTGCGCTGACCAATCGTTAGTGTCTACGCAACGCTTGTGCAGGTTAAGTAGTGATTGACAGGTAATCCAACCGACATTGATTGCTGATTCAGCCAACATAAAGACTGATGCAGCGTATGGCGGTTCCTTCTCTACTACAATGAATAGGAAGCGTTTGAATGTGTCCTCGCCGTGAATAGCGTTCAACCCATTAATATAGAAAGCCGCCTGTTCGTGATAACGATAGTTCCATATAGCACGCTGAAAATCGGTAGGGTGTGCAGATATGGTTGTCTTTAGGTCAAACACAAGTCTTGATGCTGTGTTGTATCCGTCAGGCTTACCCTTACACATAAGTCCAGTCATTGGATCTGTCCAAGATATTCCGTTCTCAATGGTTGCTGATGCAAGAAGTTTCTGCACGGCAGGGATACGAAGAACATTGTCAGCCATACCCTTTGCTTGGTTGTAGGTGTCAATGTCAATTACCATACGTCCGTGTCTTGCCGCCTCTTCAACGATAACCTGCTTCCATAGTTTGTTCTCTGAGTTGCGGAAGTCAGCATCACGATTAGGACGCTTATCAACATCAAGGATAGTATAATCATTATCCATATTGTGTGGTTCAAGAACAAGCGTGTGGACAAGAGTACCGAGTTTTTGCGCTTCGGTTGAATCCTTCTTGTTGTCTTGGTTCCATTTGAAATGGAGTGGGCTTTTGTGATAAAGCTTTAGTGAGGAGTAGTTAACCCCTTCAAGTTCAAAATAGTTCATAGTTTATTTATTTTTGCGTGATAGTGGACGGCAGGTCTAACATACCAGGGTTGTACGTAAATGCACAAAAGAATCTTGACACTTGGTATATCTCTGAACAGTATCTGTATAATACCTCAATCCAAAATGCGTCATCTACTTTTGGAACGCCGCTAATAATCCTACGCAATCTAACGCGCCTCTCATTAGCATCAGGTTCAAGTGCTACAAATAGTAGGTCAAAGTTCTTTGCATAAGGTAGATACTTAAGAGTAGTATCAAGCCCTGCCATATTCAATGCCTCATATACACGAGCCTTTAGTTCGTATGTTCGCTTAATCTTATCGGCACGCGTAATCCTTTTTACAGCAGATGCCTTAACTCTTTTTGCTGGCCTTGTCATTTCTGTTTTCTTGTGGCTCGTTCTTGAGCCGTTAGTATTCTTATTAGTTCTTCCCATTTGGTAACGTCATCTTCGGTAAAGGTGTAGCAGGACTGCCGGAATACTCTCATCATCTTTCGATAGTATTCAGGGAAGTAGACTTGAGATGTTCTCTTCGGGTCCCTGTCCTTAACACCGAACCATCTAACTACCTTTTGGGCTCTTTTGAGTAGGTCAGCCTTCAAGCGACTCTATATCAACGAATAGTTGTTGAAGTACGTCACGTATTGCATCCGACTCATCATCGGTGATAGCACCCTTGTGTACGATGCGGTGCATCTTTGAACGCTCTATATCGCATACCCTGGCAATCTCCGATAGGGAGAGCAGGTCTATATTCTTTTGTAGAAACTCTATTAGTGTCATAGTGTAAAGATAATGTAATTAAATTTAATCATCAATTTTTTAGTAAAATGTTTATCAACAAGTTACTGCATCCATGTTCTTAACTACGACTGCTCCGTGTTTCATACGTTTCCACTGATCTATGTTAAGTCGTTTGAAATATCTATTTCGGTTAACGTAATCTACGCACGCAGCGTAATTAGAACTTCTGAATAGCGTTTCTTTTGTGCCGTCTGCACGAGTTTCAAATACCTCATACCATTGTTCTGGTTGCTTATTAAACATCTTAAATTGGGTTTAGTTAGAATTATGTTCTTTAGATAGTCTATTTTATTTATTAGTGCTAACAAAAGGTAAGTGCTTGACAATCAACGCCAAGCACTGTACACTTATGCTAGTAACCAAATAAACAAAACTAAAACTTAATGTGTTGATTTATAATCTTTTACAATGCCATATAGCGCATCGTTTTCCTTACGTACCATAATAGCCCACTCATTGTAGTCTACCTGTGGTCTATTAACTCCTTGTTCCGTACTACTTAGTACGCAAATGAATCTATTCTTCTGTGCTTCCATTCTTAATTTTATTAATTTGTTTAGCCCTCCAATGTGCTGGTGCAACATCCATTTGGTATGGAATACTGTAGTCCATAAACTTCTCACTAGCCTTCTGCCAGTTAAGGTTATGACACATACAATCTCCTATGCCTCGTATCTCGGAGTCACACTCTCGTGCGCATTTGTGTATGGCGCACATCTGAATCTGTTCAATCTTCACCATAAATAATATCGTATATAGTGTTTAACACAGCCCCTGTAAAACCTGTGCACAGGGATATTAAAAGTAGATTCACCGACACTTGCCTGTGAATATCTAAGTCGCTTGCGAATATCCATAGTATTACGCTTGTTGGTGTACATATAGCAGATGCTATGTACAAGAATTCAATTAATCTTTTCATCGTGTGGTTAGTATTTGATCTTTACTTACAGGTGCTAATGGAGAGTTGTTTATTACATCTACGATAAAGTCATACTCTGACTGATACTTCTCGCCTTTGTATATGTAAACATCTTCCTCCTCATTATATTGAAAGTTAGTTTCCGAAGCGTCAGCCAACATCACAACATTAGGCATTGATGGGTCAAATATCATCTTGCCGTACAATGCAAGTCCAGGTTCATCCCATTCCATCTCGAATGCAATTTTGAAACGCCGCCCGATAAGGTAGATAGTATTAAGAGGTGGACTCCATCTGCTATCAAATCTATATGAGCCGACATCATTTTTTTCTATGTCGAACATATACATAGCGTCATACTTATTGCAAGCACTCCAAGAGGGACGAACACCATGTCCGTTAATTGCTTGTTCCTTCATAAGTTTGGTGAATAGTTCATCCACCTTGTCTAAATTCTCACCGGAGAATGTAACATTGTTGTTGCACCAATTAGGCATTGTATACCTCCTTCATATAATCTTTAAGAGTGTTAAACATTCTGATACCCTCCTCTTCGTTGGAGGTGTAGTACTCGATGAAGTTTCTTATTTGGTCCTCTACTTCTTGTTTGCTCATCTTTCTAATTGATATTTGGTTGAACTTATTTCTTTATACACAGGTAGTTGTCTGCTGAAGAAGCGTTGAATACTATGGACATTCATCCATTGTACCGATTCCCACCGACCTTGATTACTTCTTATGTATAGGCGCCACATATTACCGCCTCCAAAATCTCCTGTATCCTTCTCGGCTTTTAGATTGCCTTCGATAACTTCATAGTCTTGTATGCTGTTCATATCGTATGGTTAAGATTTAAAATAAAGTTCTCCTACTGAAAAGTATCTATCGTAAGATACGTTCTCTACAATAGTTACCATTGATCCATTGCGAATACCATCCGCATAGTACTGGGCATACTTATCGTTCGAAGTATCGAACACTTTAAGTACGTTTGTTGGGTCAACCTTTGACACACCATACATTGGTGTGTGTGTTAAGGCGATTCTAATCATTGGGAATGTATCAGCCAATATCTGACGATAGTACCCTGTTGGTGCTTTCTCCATAGTTTATGTTGTTTGTTTTAGTTTATCACAATTAATACCTCTGCTAATTAAATGGTCTACAAGATTGGGAGGCAAAAATGGAACGCCGTCAAAATCTAACAGCATTCCATCTCTTGTGTATAGCCCTATATCCCTTACCTCTCCATTATGTATGCTCATCTCAACATACATATGTCCACTTTGTGGTGTGCCAGAGAGCAGGTATATATCACATACACACGTCTGCTCAATGGCTATTTGTTTACCCCACGAACTTGTCGCGAGGATGGTTTGATTGAAACCTAATTGTTCTATCTTCATCGTATTGGTCCTGTTCTGTTATTAAGTATTGCCCAATGTGCATAGCCTTGTGGTGTGTCCATCCAGCATACATACATATTAGTCATATTGTTGAACTCACGTATATCTGAACCTTCGCTATGAAATGCAACCTCTTGCGACAAGTATTCTTTCCTTTTGGCTCTTGCTCTTATAATGTTACATCGGTCTATGTTTCGTCTGTAAAGGTGGGGAAATTGTTCCTTGAACTCTTTCCACTCATTAGTGGTCATCCACTTCTCAAAGTATTCGTATCGTGTCATCTTAAGTTTATCTTATTGGTCCTGTTCTTTGGTTTACTATACTCCAATGTGTATGACCTTGTGGTGTATCAACCCATCTAATGTACATATTGGTCATCTCTTCAAATTCAAGAATGGCTTCTGCATCACATCTGAAGTTGACATCTTCCATTAGATAATTGCGTCTTTTATCTCTTGCTCGGCGAATGTTGCAAGGCACATCTAAAATTTCCCTGATTCGACCTGGCGCTTGTTGTTTCCAAGTTCGCCATTCGTCTACGGTCATCCATTTTTCAAAGTATTCGTATCGGTTCATATAAATAATTTTATAGTGTTCGTACAGGTGCTCTTCGTTCAAAACATATCTCTCGCCAGTATTCATGACCTTGAGGTGTGTCCGACCAACGAATGTATCCATTAATCATATCCATAAATCCGTCATCCACCTGACTCTCAGTCATATTATCGAAGTCAATATCTTCGTTTAAGTATTCCTTTCTTTGAGATGGTGATAGATAAGTATGACTCTTCCACGTAGCCCACTCCATAGGAGTGAGCCACGTTTCAAAATAATCGTATCGTGTCATATGATTTAGAATGGTGCGTGAATACTATCTGCGCAGTCCTTGCACACGCTACATTCGTAGCCGTGGTCATACCGGCAATCTTTATGCTCCATACAAGACTCACAAGTGTCATTATATGTAGGCTCATCTTTGAAGTCCCACGGATTGGGTGAATACTCGTCGGTTTCATCATTGATTTTAACCTTCTCATACTTGAGCGTATCGTAGTTGTACTTGTAGTCCCAATCATCCCAATCATCGTTGTCGTTGAATGGGCGTGATAGTGGACGCGCCAGAAGTTGCGCCCTTGTAAATTTTAGTGCCGCCATAATCATAGTAGCGTGATGCCTTGTATGTGGTATTGCTGAACCAACAGCCCAAGTCCCACACACCCATATCCTCGTTGACAATGAATGCCTCGTTGTCGGTGTTAAGGAATAGTAGTTTGGACGAGCCGATATATTCCTGCACGAGGTCATAGATAGCATCGTTATGTATCCAATCGGCAGGTAGTTTTTGTAGTACCTCACGATTGAACATATACGTGTCGCTGAATTCGGTATGTTTCGGAGCCGCCGATATAATACCGTTGTGTACAAACCCCCACTTGTCATTAACAATAAATGGGTGGCAGTTCGTTAGGTTAACCTTGCCGTGTGTTGAGATACGGAAGTGGATAACGATCTGGCTTGTTCTGTGTTGCTGACGCACATTGTGGTAGTGGTCATAGAAGGAGTCGAAGTTAGTCATCTCCTTGTGGGTAGTTAACTTGCCGTCAACTAAATAGAGCATACCTGCTCCGTCAGTATTGTTTTCCCAACAGGTCTTAAGAACCTTCTTTTTAAGGGTTACGTTATTAGGGTTTAAAATTGCTATACACATAGTCTTATAAATTATTAGTTAATATCTGTTGATTCGCCATTAAGGTCAGCACCATTGTACATATTGCTGTACTCAACAAAGAGGGCAACCTTGTTAAGCATCTTGTCCTCACCTACCGCCTTGCTGATATGTTGGTGAAGTGTAGACTTGCGGTCACATAGCATACGTAATACATCACGCTCCGACTTACCGAAGTTGCGTACCATAATACGTATCAGTTCAACTCGCCAGTATAAATTCTCTACCGACCTAACAGCAGGGAAGATGCGGAACTCTATCGTAGTGTCACGCACATACACCGCTGAGTACTTGTCACGATTGAGATACTCGTGCTTCATCTTAGCCTTGCAGTAGTTGACCGTGAGTCGCTTCTGATACAGAGAGTACAGCATAGGGAGGAAGCCGCTGATACCTTCGAACAATTGCTCGGTGGTATATAACTTACTACCTAAATGTATATGACCGCCGCATCGTGAGCCGTGCTTGGCGTTGATGTGGTCACGCAACAAATTGGAAGCCGCGATATCATCCTCGTGTAGTTTATCAAAGAGATTGTACACAGGTGAGATGAGCTCGAAGCCTGAATAGGTGTCAAGTGAACTATCGTTCTCCTTTGTCCAACCATCGGGCAGGTCATCGTGATAGCAAGACTTGCGCACATCCTTATCCTCCTTCTCTACCTCAAACCCCATTGTCCAGGGGGTAGTCTTATCAACTCGCCACGAACGGCTACCGCTATGGTATGATGCAAGATAGTCATCGTCATCCTCATCCTCATCGGGTGCATCGTCAACGTGACGATAGTCGCCTACCGATTCGTAGTAGTAGACATCGTTGTAGTTAGCGACATCGCTGTTACGATAGTATGTGCCGTCACATTCTATATAATCATTGTCATCACGGAGAAAGTAACCCTCTTGATAACGATTGACATAACCCTCAAGGCATTCATCTTCATACGCATGCACCTCCTCCCATTCACACCACACAATATTCAAAGCACGTTGCTCATCTTCGTGGAAACTGTCACCGCAATGTGTGTAGTGAATATCGTCATCCTCGTGACAGACATTGCCGTGTGTTAGCGTTTGAACACCTGCATCTCCGTGTTCATACCATTCGCCTTGGTATTGACCGATGGTGAATTTTGAGCAGTTACTGCGTAATGCTTGACTGCCGTTGTACAGATCTACTATCTCTTCAACCTGTACGTTTGAATTGTTTTCTGACATATGATTTATTTATTGGTTACTATTTTTTAGAACTCATCGCCGTTAATTAAACTGAAGTTTCTTTCACCGAGCATATCTTGAAGTAAATCTTCGTGCGAACGAAAGTTTCCTACGCTGAGTATCATTCGCTCAATAACATCTACAATTATAGCCCTATCTCGCATCCATTGTAAGTGGCTACCACACATATAATCATCTGTTAAACGCAGGTGGTCTATGTCTGATAAATACGATTGCATAAACATCTTTGCCTTTTGTCTTTCTTCGTTAGACATTGTTACATTACGTACCATAATTTTACCATTTATTATGTTGCTTGAAACATTTACTGGGTCCGTCACTATTGTGCTTGTAGTGTGACTTGTAGTTGTATCCCTTTTGAGTTGAACACGACATTATCGAAGCCGCCACGAATAACACTGCGAAGTATAACAGCGCATAGAATGTACTCTTTCTCATATGTTAGACTTTGCAAGGGTTAAACATAGGTGACAAAGCACAGTGATAGACAGCGTGATAATAGCCGCAGGGTGCTGAATGATCTGGACATAGTCAGTCCAAAAGGTTAGAGCGATTAAAGCGGAAGCCGCCATAAATGTTACACTATACAACACACAATAGGTGATGAAGTGAATGAAGGGTTTTAGGATTTTCTCCATTTGTTTATTTGGTTTTAATTGATTACTGATTGAATTAAAGATTCTCTGCATTTTCTAACAGACGTTCGATAGCATATGCCCTTGAAGGTATGTCATCGTGGTGAACAATGAGTCCACGTACGTTCCAAGGGTTGACCTTGAATTTCGTGTCCCATATGTATGCCCTTGCCGATACTACCTTGCCGTCAGGGAATTGTACATCGCAGTCGAATACACCTGCTTTCATTTCGCCTTCAGTTAGCACTGGTATATCGTAGCCAATCTCATCTTGTAACTTGCCGTGCATATACACACCGCTACAAGAGTACAAGGTTTCGTTTTCGGGTGCGTTGTCCCGATTCAAGTGCGCCTTAATAGCGACTTCGTCTAATGAAGATATGAATTTCATAGTGCTATAAAGGTTGGTTCGTTGTACTCCCATATATTGAGAGCTATTGCCGCGTGTGTTGATGGTTTGTCTATAGTTTCCAGTGTGCTACATTTGACTAACGTCTTTTCACTTACACATTCGAGAATCATATCCCAAAAGCCGCCATAATCTGCATCTTTTGGATTCACTAGTTTGTATTTATACTCGCCTAAATAGGGCATGACTTCGAATCTACTTTCCGCACGTTTTTTCGCCTCCTGCATAAAGTATAGGGCAATGTCTCCACCTTCATACGTTATGTAAAGCGTGTCTATATGCTCGCGGTCATCTGAATATCCCTCGTATGAATGAAGGTCATATAGATGTAGTTTGTACTTTTTACCGACCTCAAGTTGAGGTCTCTCGCACGTTATGTTTACAGGGATTAATTTTTTATCCACAGGATTAAATTTTAGGGTAAATAAAAAGGGGAGCAATTGCCCCCCTGTGAAATTGAATAGCCGCCCGATTATCCCTCAATCATTTCTTGCACTAAATCCATAAAGATAGCAGAGCGTTTCATAGAGAGAGTTATTGCCCCGTTGCAATCTTTGCCCGAATCATCGAAGGCAAAGTATAGGTCGGTGCTTCGGTAGGTTTTCCCGTCAATAGTCATATCGATGGTGAACTTTTTACCGAACTTGAAATTGGTTTTCATACGGAACTTTTTGACACGTTCCATAAACTTGATAACGCGAAACGTCATTTCGCTGGATGCCTCTTCAACCGACCCCGAAAATTCGAAGCCGCCACGAAGATAAAACGCAGAGTCATTCTCTTGCGTAAGTACAAAGGATACATTCTTCTCCATAAAGCACGTAAAATTTAATTGGTTTGAGCGTAGCGTATTACACGACCTCGGCTTTCACGAGGTAGTACCTTGCACCAATGTTTCACGTGGAACATTTGTGTACTTTCCGTCTGTCCGTTTATAGTGTGGTCACCACTATGCTAATAATGTTTCACGTGGAACAGCCGTTGCCGTTCCTATTTATTGCGCTTCGCTCGGCGAACTTCGCGCTGTAATTGCGCACGCTCTCCTTGTTCAATTAGCCGACAAACGCCATTGAATACCTGCTCACGCTTATTGTTAACCCACACTTTTTTAGCCGAGCGCGTTATACGCCCTACCTTTTTAACCTCTTTGCGAGGTCGCTTATCGGCAAGAGCATAGTAGCCCGATACCGAATCTTGAAATTCAATCTTCATAGTTATTTAATTTTAGTACATAGTTATCCCATTAAGTTCCGTTTTATGTGTGGTCACCACAAGGGCGTAGTTATCCTATTAGGGGATATGCCCTTTTTTCTTAATGAACTTTTTTCGCTGTCAGTCTTACTGCCGTTGCTGTAATTGATTGACTCTGCAAACATACGACTATCGAAGTGGTGAATGCAAATATTTTTGCAATTATTTTTTCATCTTTTATTTAACTTACTGAATATCAATTAGTTAAAAGTGTTATTTAGAATGTTTCTACATAAGCACTATGTTCGGGCGCTTTTTCCACTAAAGGAATCCCGCGCGTACGCGTATACGGAAAAAGATCTGGATATGCAAGTTTTCGGCTAATTTAGATTCGTTCTAAATAACGCGGCGAATTTGGAAATGTGAATTTATTTTTGTACTACGCAATTTCCTTTGCATATCCAAGCGAATCCGTTATTTAGGATCATTCTAAATAGGCAATGAAATTTGCAAATGTCGGAAATATTTTGTAGTCGTGCGCGCGGGGGTGCGCGGGCGCGTCAAGGAATCCAGGGCGCGCGTGTATGCGTGCGCGTGCGCGACCTTATTGTAACTTGGACAATAAGCCCACCCCCTTCGCAAAATCCCGCTTCGGTCGCGCGTGCGTGCGCTCATATGGTATATAGACCCCCTTCACACTATGTTCTGCCTCTTCCCTGTTTCACGCTATATAAGAACCTGTTTCACGTGAAACGGGCCTATGTTCCACGTGGAACAAAACTTATGTTATTGATTACCAATGTGTTGGCTTGTGGAACATCTGTGGAACACTCTAAAGTGGGAGGGCTGTTTCGATTTGTTCCGGGTGGGGTAAAAAAAATACCCTCCATTTCTGAAGGGCATTTCTGTTTGTGGTTGTGTTTGGTTATGCTTCTGCTTTGAGCAACTCTTCTCCCTTTTCGTACATAATAACGTAGGCAGCCTTTTCTAATTGCTTGATTTTATCCCAGGTTGATCTTGTAGCAATTTCAAATGCTGATTGAAACATCTCTGATTTTGAAGTTATTGTTAGGTTCACTCCTGCGGCGGTAATTGTGAATTTACCTGCCTCTTCTGTTCTTTGAAGGGTTTGGTATAGAGCCTCTAGTTCTTTAACGATTGGTTCTAATTTAGCAGCCTTTTCTACAAGGGCCATTGCTTCTAATGTAATTTCTTTGTACTCCATTTGTTTGGTTTTTAATTGTTTAGGCAAAGGTATGTTTATAGGCGGCTTGTCTTTTCCATATATTGATAAATTTTTAATACAGTTGGTTACATCTACTAACCATCTTGTTGGAGTCGACCAAATGGTGCATGATGTTTTTGGAAAAATTCATGCAGTAACTCGGCTATATTCCGAATTGGCGTTGATTATTTTCCACTAAAGGGCTGATTATGGTGATTATTTTCCACAATGGCTATAGCAGTTGTCCGCTTATATCGGACAGGTGTTATAAATAACATCTAACTCATAAGATGTCATTAGAGGGATAAGACGAAGCGGCTATGCTTCTTATAAGGGAGAGGTTTGCCATTTCACCAAAACCACATTATAGGACTATTTTAATATGCAAAAAGGCTCTATGGAAATAAAATGACTACTAAACCATACTTTTGTGTGGGATAGCAGTCATATAAGCCTCATGGCTGCATAAGGAGTTGAAACACGGACATAATCGTGTGTTTTTGCTCGTAACAATTTTACCTATGTTTTTGTTACGATAGGTCAACCTATATTCTTACCTATGTTGAGATTTGTCAAACTATCCCTTGACAATCTCCTTGAGTTGTGTAAGGATGTCTGTTTGTGTTTGTCCCCAAAACATATCGCAGGTTCCGTCATCTTTGATTGGCGGCTTTGAAAAATACGCCTGAGCGTATTCATCAGCCGGTGCTGTAAATCGGTAGCACTTTTCTTTGTGGGGACAATTTGTCCCCTCGCATTTACTTATATCAGCCATGTAGTTGTTCTATTGTTTTAAAAATCTCTAATGCAACCTGTGGAACGATTGCGTTACCGTAACCCTTTATTGATTCTTGTCGCCATTTAGAAAAGGTAATTCCGTCCAGTTGGGTGGGAATCCCATCATCTCCGCTACAAATCGGGGATTGAGTTGGGAACCTTTCGAATTGTATTCCGTGTCCGTATACTGATAGGCGTTTCTCATCATATTCTCCCTCGCCTTGTTTTTGCCTATTGATGTCGGAGGGTATGCGCCCTTCCAATCCGTTGCTGTTGGTGTTGGCAGTATTCCCTTGTCTAACATTCTCGTTAGTGTCATTGAGTGCATTGAACCTTCTGATGTCTGTGTGCTCTTCATATTCGCCGATGCGTTGGTGCTGTCGAATGCTGTCGGTGTTGGAAGCATCCCCCTTTGGTAGATGAATCCCGACTGAACCTCTTGAGCCAGTGTTCCGCTGTTCCCGAACTTCTGTTCCTTCTTGCTCAGGTTCTCGCTGTAGGAGTCCATTGCGCTTGGTGTTTTGAGCAACAAACCAGATTCGTTCTCTTTTGTGCGGAGCACCGACGCCTGCTGCTGCAAGTAGTACCGGTTGTACTTCGTACCCTTGATTTTCCAGGTCAAGGCACACTTCTTCGAACACCAGCCCTTCTGACCAATTAGTGATTCCGCGAACATTTTCGCCCACGATGTAGGTTGGTTCAATTTCTTGAATTGCTCTAAGCATATGCGGCCAGAGGTGTCGCTCGTCCGCCTTCCCAAGTCGCTTACCTGCGTGTGAGTATGGTTGGCATGGAAATCCTCCTGTGAGGATGTCAATTGTTCCTCGGTGAATAGAGAAGTCTGTCTTTGTGATGTCTTCATAACTGATTGAGTTTGGCCAATAATGATTTAATACTTTTCGTGGGAAGGGCATCCATTCACAATGGAATATGTTGTCCCATCCCATCCATTCGGCGGCTAGGTCAAAGCCACCGATTCCGCTGAATAGCGATCCGTGTTTCATTTTATTTAGTTTTAGGTTATTCTATTGTCAGATTACTGTCCTGTAGTTCCTGACGTATGTATTCTCTTAACTTGTAGCATACGTCCATTTCTGCTTCTGTTGCTTCTCCTGTCCCCTCAATGGCGGCTCCGTATTTATGCACGCTGCGGAGTTTTTGGTCAAGGTGCCAGATGAACATCTTGTACTTAAACCCATCAAGAGCAGTACGCAGTTCATCCGCCTCTTCTACCCGGTCAAATTCTATTGTTACCTTGCTCATATCTTTTCTATCTCGTTAATTACCTTAAACCAGTATATGATTCTAATAGCAGAGGTGTCATCATACTTATGTTCCTTGACTTCCTCTAGCATTTCTTTTACGGCTATTATTGCGCATTGCTTTGCATCCTCCTTAGCCTCCTCGTCATAAAGCAGTCCTGCTCGTAGATAGATCCAATATTTGTCTGTCAGTTCCTTTGCCTTTTCCTTTGGTGTCATGATTACTCAAATGTATTGGTGTAGTATTCCTCAAATTGTTTCTCGAAGATTTGCCTTAAGCGAGGCGCTTTAGTTACGTGAGCAAGATACAAATCTTTCATCTCCTGCTTATGTATTTCTCTAACCTCCTTGAGTACTGCGTTCCACTCCCACTTATCTCTAGGGCATTCCCATAGTATTTCGAAGAGGACATCTACAGAGGTTTGCTTCTTGTGACTCATAATTTTAAAGTTTACACCCGACTTTAGCTTGGTGTTGTGTGTTAGCGGTTGCGTGTTACTACCTAACACAGCTACTTGCAGTTACGTCCGGCCCGCATGCAAGGCACTCTTCGTGGCGCTTCTTTCGAAGTGAAGGTACAATATTATGATCCGCAGTACAAGCATCCCTCGTCATCATCATCAATTGAGTTTGCCTGGTTGTGTACACGGATTGCTTCCATCTCTACCTGTTCTTTTGTCCATGTTGGATTGAATACAGCGATTTGGGATTTAAGAAAGTTTAGTTTGTTGTCCATAGTTAGATTTTTAGCGGCTCCAAATTTATTAGGTTAGCCGCCAATCCCTAATATGATTTACACTCTGTTTCTCTTTAACTTTTCTCTGATTTTGCTCTTCTTCTGCTCCGCCTTGTTTACGTGCTTGACGAACTGCTCTGAAGGAACGTGGTAGCCAATCTGTTTGAGATCTATGACCACCTGGTTTATCTTGGTTCTGAAATCCGCATTGTACATCAGGTAGTTCTCTACCGTGTTCAAGTGGTGAATGACCGAACTGTGGTGCATCTTTAGCGTTTCCGAAACCAATCGGTGCGTGCAGCCTAATGTGGTTTTAAGAATCCACATATATGACCTCTTCGCGTCAATGATGTTGCTATTTCTCTTCCTTGACATAATCTCCTCCGGGCTTGTATTGAACACAGCCGCACAAGATGACAGGGCTATGTTTATAAATTGGTCGGGGTTGTCTGAAATGTCAAGTGTGTTGTTAATGCCCTCAAGCATCCGCTTTGCGTCCGACTGTAGTGTGTCAGTTTCGCCATTTACAATTGTTTCCAAAAATTGAATAATTAAATGTGGTTTAACACATGATGTAAGGTCGGATATCATAACTCAAATTCCTGTTGGTTAAATTCGGTGCTAAGATAGGAAGTTTTGTTAAGTTTTCCAACTATATAATATCTGCCGCTTGGAATATCGTATTGCATCTCACGGCTACCCTGACGTCCCCAATGTTTGAACTTCACCTTCTGCACGAATATCTCAGGCATTGAACCACCATCCTCGAAGAAGTGACGATACACCGATATACCATTGTCGCACTTGTTGTAGAAGTGGGCAGAGCCAGCCATATCATAAAGCGTAGCCACATTGTACTGCTGTGTCTTTGGGTCCCTTGACATCTTGGTCGGGTGGGCAACTACGAAGGCGTGTACGCTATACTTTCGGCAGAAACTGATTAACTTATCTAACTCCTTGGAAATGTGTTGGGTTTCCGAGGTCTGATAACTATGCTCCAACTTGTTCCACGCGTCAATGATGATTGCATTGATACCATACTTCTTTACAAGGCTCTTTGCGTGTTCAATTATGCTATCAAGGCTATTGTCCTCTTCAGGCGCTATGTAGAAGAAGTTATCGCGGCAGTAGTTCATTGCTGTAACAATCTCGCGGTCATTCATATCATTAAACGCAGTACCTACCAACTTACTTGCAATCTTTGAGAAGTGCAGTTGAAGGGGATAATTCTCCGGTGAGAAGATTCCAAATCTCCATCCGTGTCTAACCGATAGGTCCACCATTATCTGATCTAGGAATTCCGACTTGCCGTGGTTAGGTATACCTGTAACTCCTGTAACATATCCAGGTACAAAGGTTAGCAGTTCATTGAACGCGTCAATTGATATATCACATCCAGGCTTTAACCCTTCGCGTCTTAATCTCCAAATGTCATCCGCTATACCGTCTATTGTAACGATTCCCTCTAATGGATATTCTTCGGCGGCTTCTAATGTTTCGGGTAGCATCAATGGGTCCGTGATTAGAAGTTCATTAGCATCCTTCTTACCAAAGAACGAAATCTTTTTACATCTATCCTTCCCAAATCTTCTCGCAAGTTCCTCTTGAAGAATGCGACCCGGTTCGTCATCGTCTGTTGCAAGATAGATTACCTTAACGTCCTCAAATCGGTCAATGCAGTTGTCAACGTATTGTAGACGATTGTTTTTTGACGCTCCGTTAGGAACTGAAACAACAGATGTTATTCCAACCTGATGATAAGCCATCGCATCTAATTCACCTTCCGTTACGACAACAAAATCTTGACTAATGCTATCTAAATTGTAGAATACAAGTTCAGCATCCTTTACAAGTCGGAAGTTCTTCTCGGCATCACGGTACTTGATGTTAATTAACTCTCCATCGCGGTAGTAGTTGAACATAATGCAGTTCCTTTCCTGCGCAACCTGTGGAAAGAACATTCTTCCGCTTTCTACATTGAAGTCAATCAACGTAGATGAATTGATCCCGCGTTCCTTAAACCAATTAACTATCTTATCAGGTAGTGCGGTTGGATTGGATGTGGGTACAGGACGCGTGTATCTTTGAACCTCTTGATCCTCCGACTTACGTACAAAGCGTGCGTTACAGTGGTTACAATGTCCAACACCTTCTATAGTGTTGAAACTCATACACTTAACATTCTTCTTCTTCCTATCGCCAGAGCATACAGGGCAAGCCATACTATTCTCGCCGCGTCTATCGGCATTGATGATGTATGTCTTTCTATTTTCGAGGTTATAAATCTTTTCCGATGCCATCGCGTTCCTTTTGTATTATTTCTTTAACTGTGTCCCAATAGAACCTTTCGTTCTTATACTCATCACTCATATCTTTGGTGGCGGCCATTAGCGCCATCCATCCAAGTGTATTTGTCATTTCGTGTGCAATTTTGAAAGCCGCCTCTAATCCAAACTGATTAACAAGCCGTATTGCCTTATTCCTCGGTGTCATCATATTATCCCTTTTTAAATCCTATTGGTCTTGTTCTGTAGTGCCACGTGCCATCAACTAATTCCTTGAGAACATCCTCGTTGTAGTGGCGGTATTTGTTAAATCCTTCATACTGCTCTGGATTATCAACTTCAAACTTAAGTTGTGAAACATTAATCTTGTCCTCCGGCTTAAACCAAAGTTGCATCTTCATCTTCCAGTTCATTACCTGCTTGTTGTTCTTATCCTTCCAATCATTCGAATCGTAGTAGTTAAATGCCTGCTCACCCTTTGAAGGAGAATACCCCTTTTCAAGAAAGTACTGCTTAACCTCACCAAGCGTTGGAGGAATAAATTCATTCGCCGCCTTCTTTCTTTTTATATTTTCTTTCTTTAATGTTTCTTTGTTATATTCTGTATTTGTAATACTGTGTATTTGTATAGGGGTAGTTTGAGCGATATCGGCATTATCCGATATCGGGTTTTGCCGAAGTCGGCTTTCGTCTACCTTGGGTTCTTCACAAACTTCGTGATTCCACCCTTGAAATACTTTAGTTTCAGGATTTACAACTCTAATGCTAACTATGTAACCTCTATTCTGAAGCAATTTAAAAACACGATCAACAGTTCCTTTTGATTCGTTTGTTTTTTCGTGTAGAGTTGATTTATACAAAATCCAATCTTCAGGAAGGCTTAATAGATAAACTAGCAGTCCCTTCTCCTCAAAAGACATTGTGCAGTCTTGTAAAATCTTATTACTTATTTTAGTGAAGCTGTTATCACTTTTCGCCCTAATAATTCTACCTGTATTGTTCATAGTTTAAAAATAAACCCCGTGACTTAGGAGTGGTAGCGGTCACGTCCTAAATCACAGGGTTATTATAATGCTTTCCATTGGCCGCTACAACCAATCGTCTTTCGACACGGCAAATATACATTCAGAAATTTCAAATGCAACAAATAAACATATAAACACCGTGTTAATAAAAATATTTTGGTAAATGTAGAACAACCATGTATATTTGTGGAAAATTATATATCATGTTTAATATTACAGGAAAAGTGGTAGCAGTCGGAGATAAGCAATCTCGCGGCAATTTTGATTTCATTGAGTTCGTATTAGAGAACTCTAGAGAAGTTGGTGGAAACACCTACACAGACACATACGCCTTCACAATTGGAGGTAAGTCACTTGATAGCGTCATGACGCCAGTTGTGGGCGATGTATCTGATGTGAAGTTTAACATTCGTTCAAAGGAGTACAATGGTAAGTACTATACAAGTTTGAACGTCTACTCAGTAGAGGTGAAGGAGGCGGCTCCGAAGGGAACAGGGGGGAAGAAGGCAGCCCCGGTACAATCAGATGATGATTTGCCGTTTTAAGTTGATTGAGCAGAAAGGGGGGTTGACCCCCTTTTTTGTTTTTGTAGATATTAACATCTAGCATCAATGTCCAATAAAATACATAATTTCGTCAATATGTCAAACAACTTTGCTATAGATAGTAACGGCATGTTGCACTGCTTCATTCTAATGGAGTATGATATGGACGAAACACGAGAGGATGGTGTTGTTGCCGAGTGGTCGCCCTGCTATTTTGCGATAGCCGACATTTTATATATGGCCAACAACTTAAACTCAAAGGGTGGAGTATCATTAAAATCTACTCTTGTAACTTTAATAGCAGGACATACGTTAACCCTTAGAGGTAATGCTAAAGAACTTGCTATGATATATAGCAATTTCCTTTCAGGAAGAGATAAATACAAATTCAACTAAAATGTCAAAACCTACAAAGGCTGGTGAATTGGCGGTAGAGTACTTAAAGAAGTACCCTAAACTACCTATACTAACAATAGCCAAAAAACTATATGCTGATCATCCTTTAATGTATAAGGACGTAGAGCATGCAAGAGATTATCTTAGAAAGAAAACAGGACTGCAAGGAAAAAAGTCTAGAAGCGTAAAAAATAAGGAGTTACATAGGCCTATTGAGTATAAGTATAATCCATTTGAGGATATACCAAAATCATATAAATCATCTCCCAGTTTTTTAACTCTTCCTATTCATCATAATAATATTCTTGTTCTTTCTGATATACATTTTCCATATCACGATGAGGAGGCATTAAGGGCGGCTATCCAATATGGCTTGGACAAGAATGTAAATTGTGTTTATTTGAATGGAGATATTTTAGATTTCTACGCATTATCAAACTTTGATAAGGATCCAAGCAAACCAAAGATGAAGGTTGAACTTGAACAGGGCAGATGGTTCATCAAGGAATTGAGAGCCGCCTTCCCTAACGCAGGTATCTATTATAAGATTGGAAACCACGAATATAGATTAGAGAGATGGTTAAGCATCAAGGCTCCTGAGTGGATTGAAACAGACGAGTTTGAACTTCAAATGCTTTTAAGATTTGGAGAGAATGGAATTAAATTAGTTGAATCTCAAACAGTTGCACTTGCAGGTGACTTGTGTATTATACACGGTCACGAATATAGAGGTGGCGGAACGGTTCAACCGGCAAGAGCATTATATCTAAAGACAAAGAGAAATACTGTTTGCGGACACTTCCACAGAAAATCTGAATTTGTGACGCGAGATATACAAGACAATATACACGGAGCATACACAACTGGCTGTCTATGTGAGTTAAACCCTGACTATATGCCACATAATGACTGGGTGCATGGATTTTGCGTAGTAGAATTTGACGCTACAGGAAAATTTTCGGTAGACAACAAGATGATTATAAATGGCAAGGTTGTGTAAAAAGAAAAGGAGCCTCCGAGGACGCTCCTAATCTTAACAGGAAGGTAAGGCAAAACAAAAGTACATTATGGGGAATACAAAATAACAGGAAGTTATTCCCTACTAAATCAAGATATTATGATTATCACGAAGGAGGAGGCTCTATCATTGAATGTTGGCGTGGGTAGAGTATTGGTTCAAATACCATACGTTATTACACCCGATATCGTATTAAATAACGCAAAGATTTCGCTACAAGCC